TAGGTCTCATACAACTCCTTCCGGCTTTCCGGCCCCGGCCAGTCGGCGAAAGACTCTCCGGCGAAGAATTTCCAAGCGAAGATCCGTTTGGCTTTTTCGGACAACCCTAACAGGTCGACCATATCCCGGATATCCTGCATACGTTCCCGGATATACTCGGTACGGTCAATACTATCATCGGGCTCATCAATAATGTTCAGTCTTCGCCAATCCACATTCTCATCTACCGGGATAGGCTTGTATTTATGCCGGTAGGGAGACGTGTCCGAGGTAACGTTCAGTTTTATCATTTGCAGGATATACCAGTCAAGTTCGGTATATTTACCTTGCTTGGCCTCCATAAGCCGGGAGAGGTGTTCCAGAGGCTTTTGAAGTAGCATACACATTACCTCGTTCAATACGTCAATAGCTTCACTACTCATTCCGGCAAGTGAGCAGTGATACTTAGCGTAATCCAGCCACCTGTCGTAACGTTTCTCAATATATTTATTCAATGCCTCACTTGCCATAGTTGTCTTTATTTGATATATTTGTTGCATGCTGTAATGGGGTGGCGCTGTGAGGCGCTGCCTTTTTATTTATTCTCTTTGTTAGTCTTTATCTCTCGCTATAAAAATGCCACCTTTAGTCTCCTCTCTTGTTCTTAGTCAAATCGATCATGTATTCAATACCTGCATTGAAGCCTTTATTGAAACCATCTTTAAACTCATGATTTGATATTCCATGATAGTAAGCCGAGCCGAAGCACAAGGCGAAACCTATGGCTATCAATACCATCCCTGTTCCAAAGTATGGATAAGTTAGGGATATATGGAATGGCTTGAACTGGATCGATATTCTAGACGTGAGAATGAATATTAGCGAGATCATTCCGATTATTAACAATGATATTTTAAGCATCTGAACCTCCTTTGTTTACATTGTGCGACATATTCTTTAATCTTGTTTGACTTTTATAATCCTTACATCCATAAGCGGCGAGATTAATGGCGTGCGTACCTATTCCTTGTCCGGAGAAGCATGGATAACGGATACATCTTACGCATTTCCTTCGTGGATATTTATTAGCGTCCTCCCGTTCTTTCAAGCGGTTGATCCCTATGTATTCCTCTGCCATGATTATTCCTCCTCCTCGGTCTCGTCGAATATCCGGGCCATCATATCGACGATGTTTGTTTGTATATTGTCCTCCGCGCCAAGTACGGCGTTGCTTATATGCTTTTTCTCTTCGATGATCCTGTAGAGCTTCTGGTCGATGGTCTTGCGGCCAAGCAGGTAATAGCAATTCACGGAGTCCTTTTGACCGATACGATGCGCCCGGCTCTCGGCTTGGTCGCAATCTGCGTATGTCCACGGTAGCTCGATAAAAGCGACATTGCTTGACGCTGTCAACGTGATACCCGCCGCCGCGGCTTTGATGGAGCAGATGATGACGTCCGTCTTGGGATTCCGTTGGAAAGCGTCTATGGCCGCTTGCTTTTGTTGCATATCTTGCCGTCCGGTGACACACACCGCCGAGGGAAACGCCTGTAGGAGTCGGTCTACGATCTCATGCAGGTTACAGAAGAGGATGATCTTCTTTCCGTTCTCCCGAAAATCCTTCACGAAATCGATCACCTCTCTTAACTTACCCCGGGCCGTTATGTCCTTCAATATGCCTATTCGTACCATGACCTCGCCTTTCAGCGATTTTTGTACCTTCTCATCGTCGGCCTCCTTGTATCGTCTCAGATAATCCACCAAGTCATGCTCGGCGTCTTGGTATTCCTTGCGGTTGGTGATCTCGCAGGTCACGATCTGCCGTACCTTGTCGGGTAATTGAGTCAGTACCTTGGATTTTTCCCTCCGGAAGAAACAATGCTTCCAGAGCATGAAATTGAGCTCTTTCAAGTTCGAGGCTCCGTGCGGCCCGGAGCAATAGCGGCTCGTGAAATATTTCCAGCCTCCGAGATCGTTCATCCGGTCCATGATAGCGAGTTGGCATATAAGGTCGTTGGGCTTGTTTACGACAGGGGTACCGGTCAACAGGATGATCCACTCTTTTCCGGCGGTGATACCCTTGCAAAACTTGCTTTGCTGGGTAGCCGTTGATTTTACCTTATGGGATTCGTCAATGATCACACTCTTGAACAACTTGATCGTATTATGGAACTCTACGTCTTTCAGCGTCCATTTCTCCGATTTGTTGATTCGGCGTACGAAATACTTCCGTAGGCTCTCGTAGTTCACGATGAACACATGGTTCATACCCGTTTGCCAGAAGAATGGCCATGAGGTTCGTACCGAATCGGTCAATACCATGGCTTTCTTGTCCGTGAACTTGTGCCATTCACGTTGCCAGTTGATCTTGACCGTATTGGGGCAGATTACGAGACAGGGGAAAGCGCCGGCCTTGTTGATTGTGGCGATACTCTCAAGTGTATTGTGCGTTACAATATAATTATTTGTCAGATACAAATGATCCGGAGCGGTTACGCTTATACATACGGAATCTTCCTCTCTAATATATTCGATAGACGAGATATACCGTGAACAATAGTTTGTTTTTTTGATGTCCCATTCGGCGGCTTTCCGTTCAAGATAGAATGGGCAAACCTTGATCCTCACGTTTACTTGAAATTCCACGCCTTTACCCTCGTTTCGCCTGTCGTATCTGCGTATGATGGCCTGTCCTCCAAGGGAACGTACTAAAAGGGCAATGTCACGCGCCATGCCATAGGAAAGGGTGCTATAGGTGATCCTGTTTCTTTTTCCTGATCCATCCGTATCCATCAAACCGCGTAAGAGGTTGATGCGTTGCTCTACCGATCCGTGCATGTATTCGTATGGTATGAATTTCTCTACACTCGGTTTGTCAGCTTTGAGTCGTTTGATCTCTTGGTAAAATCGATTTTCGTGGACTGTCGGATTCTTTGTGATGCTGTATCGCGGGCATGTGGCGTAATCGTCCCGTACCAACAGCATGTCGCTGGGTAAGAGTTTTCTTACCCTGTCGGCAATAGCCGCATCCATGTCCGATGTAGAGAAAGATAGGCGCCCGTTGCCATTGCAAAGGTGGCCGTCTCCCAAAAGTACCCCCATGATGTAAGGATGAATGATGTATAATCTCTCCTTGTACTTCACAGGTTCACACATTGGGATTTCCCATTTCCGTCTTGTATGGTTATGGCCAAAACCTTTCAGGTTGTAGGTCACGCCGGAATCCATGATCTCCTGTGTTGTCTTGGTGATCCATCCTTTCCCCTTTCTTCTACGGTTGGCATCCCGGACACACCATAGATGCTCTGGGCCGCATTCACAGGATACTCCATCAGAGAACGTCACTTTGAACACGCGGCGTTCTTTTTGCGGGTACACGCCACTTACGGTATATACATTTCCGTCCCTGCCGAATATCTCGTCCCCAATTTGTAACTCTCCAATCCTCCTAAAACTGTTTGGAGTAGCCACGTAACTACTGACTGGTTGTTGTTTGCCAAGTCCCATGTCGTCCCCATTGATAAACCGTTTTAGTTGTAAGCCTCGTGCGATTCCTTGCAGTTGATAGGGGTAAGGTTGTATCTTTAGGCCATGATCCTCGTCCAACTCGGGCATGTCCGGTATTTGATAGGCTATGTCCTCGTCGGTCTTAGACTCGTTCCCTCCCCAGTTGACGGGCTCGAAGTGCCTCACGTAATAGGTGAGCTGGTCTAGCTCCGCCTTGCACTTATTGTTGGCCGGGATCATCCACGCTCCGGTAGACTTGTCCCACCAGCGGACGCTGACGGCTGTCTTTAGCTTGTCAACGACCTGCTGGCGGTACCTGTCAAACCTTACCGCGTAGCATTGTCCCTTTTCCGTGTTTTGTAAAGTGATTTGCATAACGGTTGTTTTTATTATTGGTTAGGCGAACTCGTCGAAGGCTTTCACCTCCTCGGCGATCTCCTTGATCTGCTCTTTTTTCTTCCGTCCCCGTTTCTTTGGCTTCTCTTCCTTCTCGCCCGTGATATCCGATTCCTCCGGGGTATCGAAATCGAAGGATTCTTGCTTGATGCCATATTTACCTTCGAACAGGTAAGCGTCCACCTCGTAGCTACATCTACCGATGGCCTCTTTCAACTCGGCTCCGTAAAGGTACCCGTCGCCGGACTCGTCCTCGTATTTGGTGAACGGGACGGAGAGGTTAAGGATCTGCCCGCTTTTCAGGAGCTTTTGCGCTTGGATCGATACCCCGGCTGATTCATCATTACCGCCTTTGCTGTATCCGGTGACGATGATATTCTTCAGCTTCTCGTTCAAGTCATCGTCGGAGGGATTGGCGACATTAACCAATGTAGCCTCGTGCATCTCACAGATTTTCACTACGTGGGGTTTGAGCCGGTTCAACGCGTACAGTAGATCGGGGTGGATAAACTGCTCCGATTCTTTTAGGATGTTGTTCTTGTAGTTCGCTTCCACGAACTTTTCCGTATACTCCGCCGTGAGCTGGTTGTTCTTGATCTTCACTTTCTGGATCTCGTACACGGGTTGCTCTTTTACTAATTCTTCCATGTTCTTTTAAAATTTAGGATTGTTATAACTCTGAGGCGCTAAGGCCATTTCAGCTTTCGCCTTGCTAATTATCGTGCGACACCATTCCAATTGGTGGGTCGCGGTACGGTTCAATCTATCACACCAGTCGACTAGGTATTGCTCATCCTTGCACAGGCTGTCGATGATAGCGTTTACGGCCTTTGAGGTCGCTCCGGCCCGTGAAGCGGTTTCCCGTAATGTGTCGAATACTTCCGATTTCTTTTTCACGTTCAGGTGATATTTTGCGTCCGCTAACAGCTTCCCTGTTCGGGCGATATAGACGGCAAGGTCGTTTCCACGTAGGACAGCTTCTTGTACGTCTTCGCTCATTGTGATATTCAGGAAGGCATCTATGGCGGCCAGTTCCTCGGATATCTTGTCTGTCGGTGTGATATTGAGATTCATGATTTTTATTTTAAGATATAATCGTTGCCACAGTTGCCGCAATGATACACGTTGAATGTATCTCCCGTATGCGTCTGTAATTTCTTTACGAGTACGGAAGCTCCGCATATAGGGCATTTCTTTGCCAGCCTGTACTTTAGCCAGCCGATTAGGATTAAAATTAGATTCTTCATACTATTAGCTTATTAGCATCCACCACCGGAAGGCTAGTTCCTCGTATTTCTCTTTCCCTTTCCGGTAGCTCGGATCGTTCCGTCTGATGAAAGCCTTGAACACTTTTTGGTTCTTCTTGGAGATACCATAGATAAAATCTTGACGGCTTCCGGCGATATCCATATACCAGGCACGGGAACGATCCCAATCAAAGAAATCAATCGCCTCGTCAAACTGTTTCTGGGAACTGGCGAAGGTAGTTTTCAAGTCTCCGCCGAATCCGAATGTGGGAAGCCACCAGTCCCATTTGCAACGAGTGTCGAGCGTATATTCAAAGTTGCCGTATTGGAAACGTTGCCCCTTGTTTACCATGAACCGTTGCGTCTCCGCTTTAGCAAGCACTTGCGCCAATAAGGGATCGTGTCGGGCTTCCATACGGAGTGACTTGATCATGGCTTGTGCCAGTTCCCAATCTTCGCCGGAATACAATACGTCATCTACCGTATGTTTGTCATATCTTACCCGTTCGGGTTCTGTCAGCATCGCATCCACCAGACTCCCGAACTTGAACGCCTTCTCCTTATCCCCGTATTGCGTACGGGGATAGAGGAGGTTCTTTAGTTCTGTCAGGTCTGAGTTGCTGACCTCAGACCGTTGGTAATACGTATCTTGCATCTTCTTCCTTGAGTTTTAAGTATTCAATGACTGCGAAGTCAAATTCAAAATCGTAAGTGTTATCCATCAGCCACCGGAACCATTTGCGGCCCTCTTCCGTATTGAGGATCTTTTTTAGGTTACTCGGTGTACGCCTGTATTTCCCGAAGTTTATCCATGAGGACAGATATAGCTTTCTCATATCACTTGGCCGTTATATCATCGACATATTTCACGAATGCGGACTGGATTCGCTCACCGTCCTTATTGGCTGTTTTCTCGCAATAAGAGATCATCTTCTTATGGATCTTCTCAAGATCCTCCATGCTCATGTTGATACCCTCACGCATGAACCACATCTGGTATACCTGCATGAATCCTTGTGGATTGGTGACTTGGATCTTTTTCTTGATCTTCGCCTTGGTAGGGGTAGGAGACATACTGGCGGCGCTGAAATCGAAGGCTGCCTGTACTTCCGCGGTGGCTTTCTCTGCCTCCGCCTTGGCTCTCGCTTCCTCTTCCTTGCGCTTGCGTTCCAGTTCGGCCTTTTGACGTTCTTCCGCCTCTTTCCGTTTGCGCTCCTCCTCCAGCCGTGCCGCCTCGATTGCGTTGGTCTTGCGAATTTCCTCTTGCTCCTCCAGTTGTTTCCGGAGGGATGGGAGGCGGTCGACCAAGGATTGTTTCAGTCCCTCGATCTCGAAAGCGTATCGATCGGAATATTCTTTTTTCTTTAGGATGGCTATCTCGTTCTTGATCGCTTTGCGGGTCTCACCGTCCATATAGAATGTCTGTTTGTTATCCACGACGTTTTTCACGAAATCCGTCCATGAGAAACCGGTGCTTGTTTGCGTGATCTGCCGGCATACGTCCCCATACGTGGCTAGGGAGGCACGATTGAAAATCCCGTTCAAGGCGTTGATATGCTTCTCGACGTAGGCGGCGTACGTGGTATCAAGCAAGACCGTTATGTCGGCCCGGTATTGGGCTTTCTCGTTCTCCGCCAATTGTCTTTGCCGGGCCTCTTCCTCACGGCGTTTTTGCTCTTCCAGCTTCTTGGCGGCGTATTTGTTACGCTCCATCTGTAGCAGATAAGGGATGGTTCCCTTGGATTTGGCGTCTATGGAACCCTCTAGTGTTGTGAAACGTTTGGATATGGCCGTTAGCATTTGGGTCAACGGCTTCCGGCGGTTGTTCATGTTCTCTACGGTCTTCTTTGACTTCGCAAGGTATTCTTGTACCGCAGTGTCGATCTCGTCCGTGCCGATACCTCCATTTCCCTCAATCGTGTCCAAGAGGGTTTTCCCTGCGTTCGTGCAAGCTGAGACCGACGCCTCATTGCGGGCGAGAATATCCGGGGCTGTCTGTAGGATGCTAATGACCTCGTTAGCCTTGAAAGGTAAATTGTTATTCTGTGTATCCATGTCGATAAAATTTTGAATGTTGATATTGAACTCTTAAAATCCGGCTTCTTCATCTTCTTGTGATATTTGGGCTGTTATACCAGATACGGGTACCGGTTCCGCTTCCGCTTGCGGTTGCTCTCCGAATCCTTGTAAAGGATTTTCCGATTGGGGCTGGAGGGCTTGCGGTTGCTGTCCGGCTTGATTGGGCTGGATAACGGTTGTTTCTTCCAGTCCGTAGTCGATCTCTTGCGGTTCCTCCTGTGTCTCGAATGAGGAGAACTGTCCCGTGCGTACCTTGGGATATCCGTCGAAAGCGTGCTTGATAAGCTTGCTTTCCAAGAATCCCGGATCAATACCTCCTTCGCTAGAGGTATAAAGGGCATTGGCCTTCCCCTCTTTCTGCCGGGTTTGCGGGTTCCATTTCTGGTTGTTCTTAAAGCTGTACGCTTCCAATCGCTTGATATCGCCTTCCATCATCCAGTGCCAGTCCACGGTACCGTCGGAGCGTACGATACGTAAGAAACCACCTATCACCTTGTTGGACTTCCGGGGGCACGCCGCTTGGTAGGTCACGGTCTTTACACCATCTATCAAACCGGGGGAGAAGGTATCGCCCTCATAGCAAACCACGGGATTATCCACGTAACGGACTTGTCCGGCACGTTGCCGCATGACTAATTCGCCATATCCGGTGATGGAGAGATAAGCACGTAGTTCGTAGATATCGCTACCGTTGTTATCCTTATAGCCGGTCTTCGTGCTACGGGGAAGAATATAACAGTGCGGTCGCCCTGTTGGGTCAAGTGACAGGCCGTTGACCGCTATATCCAAAAAGCATCCATAGAGGGATAACGGTGTGCATCTTTGGAGTTCCGGTTTATCTTGTAAGATCTTCCGGAAGTTGAATTTCTCTTTCTCGTAGATTTGCGCTCCTTGGGCGGTACCCCAGATCGCGTTATACATTTGGATGAACTTTTGTTCTACCCTGTTGTCTTCCGCTATCATGAGCGGGTTCAGCTGATTCAACTCAGCTACTTTGATCTGAATTAGATTCGACATGATGTTATGTTTTTAAATGTTAGTTACCAATGTTTAGCTAT